CAATTATCACTAGATCCAACTATCCACAACCTAGAAACTTGACTATTACCACGGCCTAAATCCTTAAGTATATCAAGATTTTCACGTTGAGTATTTGCTGATGCAATTTGAAACTGTCTGTACCAATAAGACGGATCTACTATTGAAATATTACCACTGCTAATTACACTAGATGTGTTATCAATTATTCTTTTCTGTATATTATTTGACTCTGTTGCAATGTCATTGCTTAATGGTGATATATATAATTCACCTAACTTATAGAAGGAATTGCCATCGTTTGTCCCGCCTGATAATGTAATAGTTACAATTCTAACCATATTACTTGTAAATGTGGTATATCTGTAATCATAGAAATATTCTGACAACGTAGATATTGGCTCACTTGAGTTTATCGTGTATCCTGCGTTACCGCCCAAATTAACTATTGTAGGCTCTGTAGCATCATCTCCAAGATTTACTATAGCCGGTTCTGTTGCATTATCTCCCAAATTGACTATATTTATAGGATTATCTGTCCACGTTACAATGTCAACATCTACCGCATTACAGTTAATTAGAGCTATTATATTGTAATACTCTTCACCTGTCAACTCCACTGTTATAGTTTGAGTCGCGGTACTAGTCGATCGCCATTGTTCAAGAACTGATCCATTAACCATATTTTCTTTAGGATAATTAGTGTCTTCGCTTGTGATACTCGTTATGTTTGTATATCTATCTGTGGTATATCTCACTATACAACCGCCCTTTGATCTATTACTCCGCTTCTCTGGATAAATACATTACCAGAATTCAACCTTTCTTCTAACACTCCGTCAAGAGATTGACCAGCAATATTGATTATAACATTTCTTGACGAATTTGTCGAGCTGTTATTGTCTGATTCTCTAGCAGGGGTAACACTTACATTTTCACCACTGTTAACCCGTAGCAATGCGCTATCATTTGCACCGCCTACTGGTACGCTAAAATCACCACCAAACTGGGCTGTCGGTAACGGAGTACTTAAAATAGCAGCTGTTTGAGCTGTACCTAATAAACCAATACTTATTGCTGCGGGTATGTTTGCAGGATATGGAACGCTTGCAATTGCATTGGATATACCTACCGCCGTATTGATTGCTGTTTGCGCAACAGCTAAAGCCCTTTCAAATATTATAGCTTCTATACTATCGCTTTTATTCTTTCCTAGAATGTTTTCTCTAACTTTAGATAAAGCACCTAGAAAATCAACTCCTGTGCTAGCTATATCGCTAATAGAATCAAAATAGTCTCGCCATGTAGTTTTTTCGCTTGCTACAAATGCTTGACTAAATCCACTTGCACGCTGAAAAGTTTCCTCTTGATTATTTAAGAATTGTTCTGTGCTTTCCGAAGCGCTTTCTATAACACCATTAAGTGAGTTTTTTATAGTTTCAGCCGTATTTACACTTGTATCTGTAAAGTTTTTTAAAGCCTCGTCAGACACTGTTTTAGTTTGGTCGAATACTTCTTTTAAACCGCCTACGGCAGTTGTAGCGATGTTTTTCCATCCATCTACATAATCTACACCGAATTCTTTTAATGAGGCTCCAACCTCTTTAGTGCTGTTTTTAAGTTGCTCGAATGTAGCTTCACCACGAATTAGATCATAAAATGTCTTTAATGTAGCACCTATACTTTTAACGATCTTTATGGAGTTAGCTAAATTAGTTATTGAGTTTCTAACTGCTTGAGCTACAATCTTGAATGAAACACCCACTAGTCCAGCTGCAAAAGCTAAGGCTTGCAATGCTGGTTCAAGTAAATTAGTTTCGCCTTTCACTTCACTTAATTCATCGCCTATTAAAGATAATGTGCTTTTTAATTCTTTAAAAATCGTATTTACAAGAGGGGTTAAAACTGTTTTTATAGCTTGAAAGAATCCTGCTATTTTAGCCAAACCATCTGCAAAAGAATTTATAAATTTTTCACTCGAAAGAAAAGCATTGAAAGCTTTAGCACTTTCGGTTGACGCTTTCACGAAATCCACACCAATTAAAGAAACAAATTGACCAAACTTCTCGGATATATCACCCTGCTCATTACTAAGTTGTTGCAAAGCTCCTCCAAAAGTCTCAGCAGCAGCCTTTGCACTGCCTCCGAATTGACTTTCTAGCTCTTTTAATATTATTGCTTGCGCCCCTGCAATATCGCCTGTTTCCTGTAACGATTTTATTACTTCTTTTTGATCTTCGGTAAATGTTATACCTGTTCTTGATAATGCGGTTAATCCTTTTATAGGGTCATTTAGGGCTTTACCTACCTGTATGGATGAAGCTTTTAAATCTTGACCCATTGCGGTAGACACATCTAATATAGCTTCCTGAGCTCTTTTAAACGTATCACCGCCGATCTCTTTAAATGTTAATAACAAATTTGAACTTGCAATAACAGCTTCGTCACCAAAAGTAGTGATACCTTGCAAACTACTAGCAAAGTTTTTTATTTCTTTTGCTGTTAATCCCGCGGCATTTTGAGTTGATTTTAAAACAGTATCTAGTTGCTTTTCGACCTTTGCCTGCTCATTGAATGCCAGAACTGACCCTTGAACGGAGTTCTTTAAAATATTAAAAGCTTGTTTTGCGGCAGCAAGTGCCACGTTAGCCTTTATTATAGATCCGGTCATACCTTTAGCACTAGACCCAGCTTTGTCAGTTGTTTTTCCTAAACTAGCTAAATCTCTTGTCGCTTTGTCTGCGTCTGTGGTTACATTAATAAATATACTTGCTGCTTCAGTTGCCATAATCGCTACCTTGTTTTTATGTTAAATCCAACTTTTAAATACTCGCCTATAACCTCAAGTTTCTGGTTTGCAATCTCAATACCTGAATAACTCCGATACATCCACTCAAACATTTCAACGACCTGGACAATGTCGGGTTGTTCGTATATATAGCTTTTACCACAAGGCCAGCCCATACCTAGATGGTATTTAGACCAAAAGTCATAGTAATAGTAAAAGTTTTTATCGCAAAGCTCGCTAATTTCTTTTTTTGTGCCGAAAAAGATAGGGTTTGCAGGATCACCCACAAACCCTAAACGGTCGGCAAACCTATTGTCAACTTTCTGCTTAGATTTACCATGTATCTCTAACCAGAAAGCCGCTTTTACTTTTTTATATCAACCACTTTCAAATCGTTGATTGCTTGTAATAATTGTGTCCATATTTCATCACACACGCTATACTTTAATATATCATCTATTGTTATTTTTCTTAATGGCCCACCATCAACTTGAAAGTCGATCGGGTTTAAAATAGATTTAACATGAACTTTTATATACTTGTCATAATTGATATCAATTTCACCTTCATCATCAACACCTTTTATTATGTTTATAGATTTCGACCTAGTTGGTAATACTAGAGAAAAACCGAATCTTTCCGATTCGGGTTTCTCTAGGTTATTTTGAATATCAATATAAAATTTTTTTTCTTTAGGTTTTGCCGCCTGTAAAATCATTATTATGCTCCTGCTCTTGTGTATAATGCTGGTTTAACGTCATCACTTGACGCTACTCTAAAACTTGAACTAAATGCTTGCGCTGGTGACCCTTGGATCGCTGCACTTGCACTATATGAACTTAACGAAATAGGTAAGAAGTAAAAATCTATATTCTCACCGTTTGTGCTTTCTTTATTAGTATACAGTTCTGCAAAAAGTATTGTAGTTGCACTCGCATAGAAGTCAGCCGTTGCACCATCGTTTGGAGTGTTTACAATAGAAATAAACTCACTTGTAATTCCACCAGGTTGGTCTGTAACACCAATCATGTTTATACCGTTTATTGATCCTGTAATATCTGCAATATCTGAAACAATGTAAGTCTTAGATGTATCACAGAATGTAGTTGATTCGACCTCGTCTTTTGCGAACTCTAACGACCATTCGTTAATATCACACGATAAAGCCCCTGTAACTAATCTTGCACTATCACCAGCAGCCAAAGTCACAGTACCATCACTGTAAATCATATATCCCGCTGCAACATCAGCCGCGCCAGTAGCGCCACTATTAACCGGAAAACCAGTCGCAACACCTACGGTAACTATAACCCACCAGCCTGCTGTCAGTGTACCAGTATCACTTTGAGCAACTCCCAAAGTAGAAAATTTTAATGTCCCGTTTGAACCAGACACTTTCTTTGTAGCCATTAAATTAACCTCCATGTTAGTGTAGACTCGAAGAAAGATAGCCACGTATTAAGCGTGACGTCTTCAATCGACCTGACACCATCTGTTATATTGTTTTCTATTATATAATTATTAGTGCCATCACTAACACTAGTAAGTCCTTTAACATAATCCTTTATAGGTTCTAAGTTATCCTCAGATAAAGCCGTGTTAATTGCAACACTATCAATTTGCAACAACACCTGACCGCTTACCTCTGTACAAAAAACATTCTTAACACTATCTTCATTAGCATCAACAGTTTTAATGACAAAATAAGGCTTTTCAGCATTGTAACCACTATTACGGTAAAACGTATCGGTTACAAAATTATCTTTTATTGTTTTATATAGTGCCTTGTTTATCATACTTTATTATCCTGTAAAGCTTGATTAGCTGCGTTTGTAGCTATATTACCTATTTGTTCTATGACCCTGCGAGCACTTGGCCTCATATAAGGTGTAAATCCATAACGTGGCTTTCCGAAGGGTTCTAATCCGTATTCCTGGGCTAACGCATATTCAGAATCACTATAATAAAACCACTCATCATCTTCATCTTTTTTCAATATTATGCTTTTTTTTAAATCGCCACTTCTTTTTCTAACAATACGCTTCGCTATTCTTTGACCTGCTGTAGCAGCTTTCTTAGTAACAAGCTCTGTGAAATCTTTTGCAAATCCATCTATATCTAATTTTATATCAATTTTTATTCCAACCGGCATTACGAAACAAACCCGCAAATTATTTCTTTATGGTTGTTTACAGAGCTTATACCGTCATCCTGATAACCACCTGACATCACAATATACTTACCAGCTATTCTATCACCATGTTTAATCGGTGTGCTTACAGATGTATAAAACCGTTTCTCGGCTCGTTCGTTACTTGTTGAGTAGCTTGTCACCTCACTTGCTTTTAATGGTTGCAAGAAACCTAGATAACTAACAGCTACTCCATATGTTAATATACCATCATCGTTAGGAACAGTACTCATTGTCTCGATATCAGTAGCAACGTAAAACTTTTCTATACAACCGCCCATACTAACCCCTATATAAATTTAACAGTTCTATATATATTCAATGCGTCTAAATATTTCTTTGGATACCCACCAGCACTTATCTTATCATTGTCTTGCATAGTATACGAGTAAGTACCTATACTCTCACTCTTAACGTCACCTTTTGCAAACGTTGCGCCACTAGCCTTTAAAACCATATACATTACCATTTGGCACGCTGTTAACTTACCGCCATACGGTAAACTTCTAATTCTCAATGTTACATCTGATAAAATAGAGGGGGTGGTATCAGTAGTAAGTATTTTATCATCGTAATCAATTGTGTTTATTAAATATTCAGTCTGTGTTTGACCATCTATAACAAAAACACCCCCGAGAGCTATATTTATAACATTACTCATTGTAAATTGTGTAGTTGAATCCTGTACACCACTATAATCATCCATAAATTCATTATTTAAATATCCATTTGTGCCTAATAAAAAATCATTCACGATAGGTATATAATTAGTTAATAATGTATCATATGTAGCATCAGTAATACCAAGCAATGATTTACATTGAGTTAAAGTTGTAAAGTTAGGTTTTATCATTAAATTACCACCCTAGAAGGTCTATTAGTCAAATGTCCGTGTACTTTAATTCTAAAAGAAACTAAATCCGTAAGATCAGCCCTAACCCTTGCTTCTATTCTGTTTTTTCCCGTAAAACCAGGTATAAACTCTGGAAACTCATCATATATTCTAAACACAGTTCCACTTTTATCATCACCATTTACGGTTTTTCTTATAGATGTAGAATATATTCCAGCTGGCGCTTTATCAGAATATGTCAAATCATAACCTAAAAATCTAAAATCAAAATTTGACTTAACATTGTCCAATGTAAATCTTATCAATCCATCTGGGGTTTGAGGAGTAATAGGAAAATCTATGTTATTCTCTAGAATCAACCCTTCCTCGGGGTCTAAAGCATCCAACCCCCCAAACTTTCCATCATCTGGACTTTGAGTATGAGTAAGTATAGGTATAAACCTAGTAACATCCCACGTACCACTTTCCGACTCAAAAGTAAAACATGCGGGATCTACAGAACCGTCAACATTCATTTCTAAATTAGTAACCTTTATAACGGCATTCAAAGAATATGGATATGTTATTTCGATTGCTAGTGTTATATCATTAACAGCAACAGCGATTATTTCATATTGCTCAAAAGTATTAGACTCCCATATTTCGAGATAATTACCAACTACAGTACCATGACCGGCTGTTAGTGTTACTGTAGAATCACCAACACTCGGAACTGATTCAAATGTAGCATCTCTAAGTTTTTCTGATATATATTTTTCCAATGGAACGTTTTCATAATCAGATTTCAAAACACTTAAATCCGCACCTCCATATTGATCTAATATCGCTGCTTTTGTCAACACCTCATCATCTGTCATTTTTTAATCCTCTAAGCCTTTTATCGTGATAAACTACTTTAGTTTTTTCACTATATCATCTTTAGAAACCTCTTTTTTCGCAGGCTTCTTATTGTTTTCTTCTTTAATTCTTTCTAATTCAATTATTCTATTCTCTAAAGCCTCAACCTTTTTTGATAACCTTAAAAAAATCATATTATCTTGTTTTCTATTGCCGACCATATAAATTCCTTTTAAATAGGGGCTAATTAAAGCCCCTTGTAAATTATGCTGTGAAAGTTTCCACGGAAGTTCCGCCAGTAACAGTATAGCCCATTACAGTAAGATTACCTACCGTTAATGTATCTGTCTCTGTATCTAACCAATCAGCAGCATCACCACTAACAACAATATCAGCCTCACCATTAACCAAGGTTAAAGTGGTACTTACTATCGAAGCAGTCCCAGCCGTTGAAGTATCAGCAATACTTAAAGTAGTTGTGTAAGCTGCGTTTAACCAATTCATCGTCTCGCCAGCAGTATTAACAACTTTAATATTAACTGTTCTCGTCCATGCAGCCGCTGTTGGCTCTGGGGCAACTGTCTCTGGAGTGATAACTATAGTTAAGTCACCAGACATTCCCTCTGCCATTAGTCTTTGTTGTACGTTATGCGCTCCAAGAGCTTTACTTTTCTCACTAGATAGTCTAGGCACAATATCCCCCTATCCGTTTGTTTTTAAAACTAAGAAACCAACATTTTTAAGCTCATCAACCCTGTCCCAATTAGCAGCAAGTGCTAATTCTGCTCTTGTAGGCGTTTCGTTAGCAACTGATCCAGCTTGCCAAGCAAAACCCATCGGGTGTAGAGCATAGTTTCTTCTAGATACAACCTCAGTTACACCCGCAGAACCATCTCTATCAATTTCGAATGGAGTAACTCCGTTACCTGATTCACCATAAGCAAACCCACCTCTTTTACCTAGAATAGTCCAGTATTGTTGATTTGTAACTGTTGGAGTAGGTACTTCATCAGAAACAATAACTGTCATATTAAGATAAACACCAAAACCAATATTCTGAGTATTAGTAGGTTCGAAATCAATAAGATTTAATGATACTAGCCTAGCATATGGTACAGAGTGCATTATAATAATATCAAACTGTGATTTGTCACCTTTTTTGTAGTAAGTATCAATTACCGCATCAGAGTCAATTTTTTCTGCATCCGTAACAGTTCCAGTAGTTGTGATATCGTTAACCATGTCACCAGAATCTGCCGCAACATTATCTGCAATAACACCTGTAACAATAGCACTTAAAGCTGCTTGTTGTTCTAAATCCCATACATACCCAAGCTGTGATTGGATATTACTTTGTAGGTTTTCACCTGAAAGGTTTTGAGCTAACTCTTCATAAGAATCATTTCTACCTTCAAAAATTCTAACCCCGACTTGTTTGCCCGATGTTTGCGCTATTCTAGATAAATCAGTTCCATCTTGAATCGCTGTTGCACCAGCTGTAAGTCTCTTAAAAAATGGTACGTTAAAAGTTGTACCTCCGCCGGCGATATAACCATCAACAACACTTGATCTTTGAACTAATCCCGACTTATAAAAGGATGTAGTGGTAAAAGCCTCTTGTGTTAAATATCTAGCGTAAATCTCCGGTATAATCATATCTGTTGACTGTGTAGCCGCCATTATGACCCCCTAATTAAATTATTTATACATTAACTGTTTAGCTAGCTCATTGTTATTTACCCATAACTCGTTACGCTCTTCCATTGTCAGGTCTGTCCAACTCTTTTGAGTCGTTGACGCTGGAGCTTTTGGAGGAGTACTACCGTTATTAGTGGCAAACTCTTTAGCTAACTGCTCTTTCATATCATTATAAATGTTTGCTTGTATTTCTATTTGAGTATCTAAAGTATCCGTTTTAGTGTAATCTAATGTTTTCAAAACACTTTCGGGTAACTTTAATTCGCTAATCTTCAACAATGCGTTCTTTTCATTAGTAGCCTTTGTAGCTTCCAGCCTATCAGAAAGGCTTTGCTCTTGCAATTCTTTCATCTGTAGTTGTAGCATTTCAATGTCGGTTAACTTCTCTTTTTTAGTGGCTTCTACTTCTTCGCTTTTAGCATCAACTACCTTTTGTAGTTTACTAACTGCTGAGTCTAACCCGCTAATCTGACTCTTTTGAGTCTCGATTAAAGCAACCGCATCTCTTAAGGACGCCGTTAAATCTGCAATGTTTTGATTATCTTGACTTTGTTCCTCAGATTGAGTAACAACTTCTTCGTTGACTGTATCCATTTAGATACTCCTTTATTATAACATATTTTTAAAGGTAAATGTTGCCGACCAAGCAATTTTACACTTTTTTTACTTTTCCCATAAACATAGAAGTATGTTTGTCTTCTTCTTCATTTATTTTCAACAAAACAACTTGATTTTTAAGGCTATCAAACACTATAATTCTATTTTTATAATATTCATAAAGCCGTATGGTTGTATCATCTGGAAAACCTATATACATATCTTCGCCTTGAAGATATAACTTACCAGAAAAAACAAAAGATTCTAATAACTTATATTTAACTACTTTAAAAGTAGCAAAACAATAATCTCTTTCAGTATTCATTATTTACCCCTATCTTTTAACGGAACTCTTGCTCTCTGCGCTGGTGTAACACCTCTACGCTCTAAATCTTTTTTTATTATTTGTTGTTTTCTACTTGGAATGTAAACTTGATTGTAAATATTCTTTTTCAAACCTAAATCTTTATAGTATTGATTAGCATTTTTATAAGGCACTGTCTCGCCATCTATTACTCTATACTTTGGAGGGAATGCAGGATCAACACGCTCAGTAAAACATCTGTCGTTAATATCCCAACTAGGATTACCTGTCTGGTGCTGTATGTATGGGTTGCCGTCTGGGTATATAAACTCACCAAATGCGTTAGCTATTTCACCATCCATGCTAGCCGATTGCGGCCTTGTCTTGCCATCAATAACAGCTCTATAAGTAAGTTGAACTGCGACACCTTGTTGTAATTCTTTTTTATATTCGTCAGCATCACCGCTTGATCTAATTCTGTTAATCTCAGTAACTAATAGCCTCTTATATTCTGCTGATATACCTTTATAGTTAAGCTTGTTAGGAATAAGTTTACCTGTTCTATCACGAAACCCAAATACTTGATCTACACTTTTGTATATATCGTCTAACGTATTGTTATTAGTCAGTCCAGTTAATACGGTTCTATATACTCTTGTAATATATCTAGCCCTTGAGCTATTCATAGCTTGTCTATCCATGAACTTAGATAATGTATTTGTTATTGCATCTTTTAATTGTTTCTGTTGTGGTTTTCCTATCTGAAAATCATAACCACCTTGCAATCCGTTTTGTGTAGTTACATATGATTTATTGTACCAGGCATTAACAAACTCTCTATTATAACGAGCCTCGATAAATGTTTCAGACCTTACAAGATCACCTTTCATAGCTTCATTTATATTCTTTGCTAGTCTTTGCTGTCTTTTAGTAGTGAACCATGCATTTATTATATTAGTGTCTTCGGGTGCTTTCTTTTTCCACTCTTTCACAACCTCTTCAACATTACCGTTAGCGTCCTCTAAATATTGGGTATAATTTAGTGTCCAGTTTCTAAGATTTTTGTCTTGCTCTCTAATTATCTGGTTATCATATTTACCCATTACTCAGCTTCGTCCTCTGTTGTATCGTTCATATTATCATCAACAATCGTTGCGGGCATTAAGTCGCCTTCTTCTTCAAGCTCTTCTCTATTTATTGCTTGATCCACCTCTAAAGGCAATAGATTATTTAATTGGTTTTGGCTTAACATATAACCTGCCTCTCTAGCTTCCTTAACGTCCATTATAATATTACTTGGTATATTTCTAGTAAAATTAACAGATAAATCTTCTAAGTTAAAAGAAAACTCTTTGTTGTAGCTGGCGTTATATTTAGATATTAGACTTAACATATACTTTAAAGACCTCTTAAACTCAACCTCGGTCTTAATAGTAGATTGTTCAAGAGCATTAAACATCATTCTTATTTGAAACGCTGTAACACTTGACCCTATGCCAGACAACATATCTGGATCATAACTATTAGAATGTTTATATATTCTTCTTTGCAGATCATTTTTAGCGTACTCTATAGATTGATAATTAAGATTCTTTTCAATAAATTTAGCATCAACCCCCGATTCAGCATCAGCCAACAACAACCCTGTTTGCTTAAACATCTTCAACAAAGCTTCATTTTTGTTTTCATCATCACTAAATGTACCAAACCCTTTAAGCATCAAATAAGCCAATCTAAGCTGTGTTATCTCACTCGATAAATCACTATCTAATATATCATAAACATCTTGCAATCCTACCGTAAGCTCCGTGTCGCTTAATCTATTGGTATTGTTAGCAAACTCTACTAATGGGACACCTTCAAACAAATGTATTACGGGATCTTTCGTGACAACCATATCGCCTTGGCTACCTGCGTATTCAGTTACAAACACCTCATCATACCAAAAAGCATTATATTGAGATGTGTCACTCAAATCAGGATAATACATAAGGCCGTACACTGGCAATTGATTCTCATACAGCACAACGCAATGGAATGATTTCTGTGTGTTTAAAATAACATCGTTTTTGCCCTCTGGACTAGAAAGTAATATAAACCCCTCACCCTCTGCAACTGCCGAACTGGCAGCGTCCATCAAAACTGCATCTACATCTTTTAATTTTATATAATCCTTAAGCAAGTCTAAATTATTTTTATCTTCACTAGAATAACTAACCGGTTTACCTAAAAAATACCCCGTCTTATTTCCTACAATAGAATTGAAGAACGGCGTATGATTCCTGTGATTCACCTTCAACTCGTGTGCGTTTGTCCTTCTAAGTATTGGTACACCGTCATGCGTTCTAGGGTCTACTGTTGAATTATCAACAACATCTTGTGTAGTAGGTTCTAAAAGACCCCTTCTATACATTCCGTACTGTATTTTTCTACGATTCCAGTCAACATCTATAATAACGTCAATGACTTTGTTTATAGGTTGATTCTCTCTTATCGCTTGTATTAATTCAGCTTGAACCAAATCATCGTATATGTTCGTGTATTCTCTTAAGTTATCTAAATCTACCATGTCGCCACCTTATCTATTTTACCTATATATTTTTTACTTATCACTTTCTGTAAGCACATATCATCATTCTTTATTCTAAAGTTATCTTTGAATTCTATTACACGACCTATATTTCTAATGTAGTATAAACCCCGTTTAACCCTATTAAAACTAAACTTTTGTTTCTTTACGATTTTATCGCACACGACATAACTGTACAAATCATACCCATCACCCTGTAATATATCCATATAACCCCTTTTACATATGCATAGACATCATTCTTCCTGTTGAACTAACGACCTCGGCTCTACATATAACCAAAGCATCGGCGATATTCGGAGACTTTGTACCTTTAGGTTTTTTGTCTATCAATATTCGGCCTTTTGCGTCAAGCTTCATTGTCGGTTGTGATACCTCGTTCATAAGCTTGTTTAACTTCATTTTATCCGATTTTTCGTGAAATGTCAATACCCTGTCTTCTTTATGATCTTTTTCTGAGAATTTCCTATAACCATTGAAAAATTCATCTCTTAACTTCCACCATGCTTGAGATTTAGCATTTGCAAACATATCTGAATTCTTTCTGTCGTCATAATCTTTCTTACCGCCTCTTACTACCGCACCCGCAGCACTCCAACCGATAAACTCCATCTTGTGACCTGTTGCTTTTATCTGATTTAATCTTGCTTTAACTCCTGCGCCTATACCTATATTATCATATCTAAATTGCTCAGCTTTATATTTTAACGCATTATTAAAAGCTTTGTTTGTTGTTTCAATTACATCAATACCCGACCATTCATCAATAAACAATATAGTGTTTCCTTTCATTATAACTTGAGAATTCATATCAATTCCCTCGTCAGCCACATCTAGCGCACTTATTATTTTTCCATCGTCAATGACACTTGTTACTTCGGTATGAGTCACCCATGCTGAAGGAATAAGCACACTATCAACTGAGGCTCTGGCATCCCTCTCAACCTCTCTTTTAAATACATGCATTAGACCAAGCCGTTCAGCTTGAGCCTTTCTATCATTGTACCACTTCTTTGTATGTAGTGGATTATCCCACCAGTTAAATACGAAAGGGTCTGGATCTGTTTGTGTTTTCCTATAGAATATAGTGTTAGTCCCCGAATGGGTTGATACGTCTATGATACATTTAGATACATCACCTACCGCTGCCTCGATCATTTCTGGCCTTTCATAAAATGCGGACTCATCCTTAAAAAACATAGACCGCCTACCACCACGGTTAGGATTATCACCACTAGCGCCGGATATATCCGATCCTGTTAATGTGTTTTGTATATGCATACGACCAGCTTTTATACCACTAGTCCAGCTTTTCGGTAAATTTTCTATAATAAACCTTGCTTTTTGAAGTATAGTAGATGTATCGCCTATTTTGTCACACTCTTCAGCTTTATACGTATATACACCACCCGAGAATCCTTCGAAGAATAGTAATTGCCACATATAAAAACCCATCATTAACCATGTTGCACCAACATCTCTTGACTTGTCAACAACACCACACTCTTTATTTTTATATTTCTTCCATAACCAGTAAATAAACTCTTCTTGTCTCGGGAATAAAGAAAACATAACTCTTGGGTTAGTCTCTAAATTTGGGTTATACGTCCATACAAATCTATTTATAAAATCAATACACGCTTCCGGAGCAGGTATCTGATATATCTCCTCATACTTTTCAAGATCATCTAAACTTCTTAATCTTTCATCAATATCAATTACCAAGTTTCTCTCTTATAAGTTGATTCTTTTCATCTTCCGTCAATTCGGAATAGTTTATATTTGTTTTCGTTATACTATTTGATATATCACCTTTTATGTCCATCTTATCAGTAAACATCGCTATGGTCTTACCAAGCAACTCAAGAGCTTTCAATTTATCCCTAACATCTTTACCTGTTATATTCCCCTCATTATCTGTCTTTATATTGCCATCACCAAAAGCTATACCCTCAAGCTCTTTTATTATCCTTAATTTTCGACCTTCAAGCTGTGATATGTATTCTTTCGATAACTCTTTAATTCTAGCCTTAATCTGTGGTTTTCTAAGGTTTTCGCTTGCTATCTCTGCCGCTGACTGTTCTTTATATCCAGCCCTTATAACCGCCTGTGTGCCGTTAAAATCAACAACGTATTCATTGCAAAACCGTTCTTGCTTATCTGTTAATTTATCACTCATGTTTTACTCCATTCTTATCTATATTATGATTCACAATTGCCATTATTTTTTCATATTCTAATATCGCTAATCTTTCATTAGAAAACCATTGACTAAATTCAATTTGTGTATTTAGTATTCCGCTCGAAATAATGCACACTTCATACACAAATAAAGCTTTATCACATAATCTTTCGCACTTCATAGTAACGCCATGTATTTCATCTTTTGATATTTTACCAGTACCATCATATTTTATATAAAACATACCTACCCCCTATATCAAAATACAATTAACCTTTCCGGTATTACCCTCAAAGAGTTGTCTCTCTTCATTGAATTCACCCATAAATAACGCTGGATCATGGTACACTACACGACCAATATCATCTTCACTATAACTCATTACCTCTAGCTCTTCACCATACTTATCAACTAAACCATTTAACATATTCATTAACTCTATTGCTATCATCACTTCTCCTCGCTATCATCAAAGCCAACCTCATCAGTTATATTCTTAATACCAGCTATCCTTAACTTTATAGCAGACCATAAAGATAGCTTTACTTTTAATTTAACAGTCATAGTTTCAATTTTCATTGCTTACCCCTTACAAAATAACACCAATATTCTTTAAAGCCTCTCTATTATTTCTTTCATGCTCAATATTTTTCTTTAAACGCTTTATAGTAGTGTCCATGTCATCATTGCAAAAACCTGTTGCCTTCACAAAGTTATTACAATACTCCTGACCATGTAATACAACCATATCAGTTAAATCTTTTTCTCCATTCCTAGAGTTTCTAGCACATAGCTTTCTACACTTTCTGTTATTACACATTGTCATACTTACACCCGCTTTCTTCATGATAACTATTTCGGAAACAAGATTTTCTCTCTGTCTCTTATTCATGTATATTACCTACTACTTCTAAATCAAAATACCCTGTTAAATTGTTTGGGGCGTCATTCTCCATGGAATACATAAGATATTTTTCATCGTATACAATAGGACTGCCCTCATAAGTACTGCCATTTTCTTCTAAAGAATATTCTACAACATCACCTTCGTATATCTCTACACCGTTCTTGTCGTTTAATCCCGTGTACTGCTCAATAATTATTTGTTCATCAATCGCATACAAATCATTGCTATTAGTTCGTAACATTGGCGTTTCATCAAACATTATAGCACCCGCTGACTCTATTTTTCCTGATGATTTAATATAAACTCTAAACTTAATATCTCTCATACATTCTCCCCTTGCTTTTCACTAAATCTCTAAATAAATATTGAATCATTACAGAATCAGAATTATACACAAGATCATAAATTTCATCTTCATCTGAGCCATTCCATTCATGCAAATCTTCGTTTATCTTTGCTAACTCTTTACTGGAGAAAAGCCCGATATATTCTTCCGGTATGTCATTACATGAACTATTATCCATTTTCTCACTAGCGTAATCTATTAAATATTCAAACAACTTAATCTTTTTCTCTTCAAAACTCATCTCTCACCCCTTAAATAATCGACCTCACTTAAATACTCTACCTCTCTATGTAGAAATATGCGTTGTATCTCCTCAATAGTAGCTTTAGGGCATTTCTTGGATAAAAACAATATTTCCAATTCATGACATCTGTTTGCTAGATAACATAAATAATCTAAATCTTCAGCTCTACCCATAATCACCCCACTATCTAAACGCTTTTGTTTACCTTTCTTCCATTTCGCTCAACGGATAGCGATTATACGAATTTAAATTGCTTTTTCAAGCGTAATATTTAACCATGCCCCACAATTAGGACAACTTGGCCCACATGATTTCGTATAATCGCTGTTGTGTGCTGTTTTAAGGAGCTTGTCATACTCATCTAACAACTCAAACAGATCACTTTTGCACATAGCATTTTCAGTATAATATTTTCCAACCAATTCGTCTTTGCGCTCTTCAAAATCATCTTTTGTCATAGTTTAATTCCTCCTTAAAATTGCACATAACGGATAGAAAGTTAATGCAATGGATCATATCCATAACTACAATTAACAATCCAACACGCTTTTATTTATTGTAATTTACATTGCATTCAACTTTTTGTTGTGTGATTTTCAGCCACCTCCACAAACTGACCTTGCAACCTTAGCATTTATTGGCAATATTTCAAGTTTACCCCACGTATAAACTTCATAACCTCTATTTAACTCAATTAACTCTCTAGCCTCAGTCTCACTTTTAGCTACTGCAAAAGCTAACCCACTGCTATAATCAGGCGAGAACCCGCTCCATACAAATAATTTCAATTTTTCCATATTAACTCCTTATTTTATGGTTGTATTTCACACAACTACTTTTATATGTAATTCGTAATTTTTCCCTTACTTGCTTAACCCTCTAAAGTACTCTTCTATATCACCACCTGAACTATTACCTTTCAGCATTCTAGTAGTTTTCATTCTCATATCTTTTACAATCTCATTATATCTTACCGCTTCACCTAAAATTAACATAAATAGCTTTTTCATATCTTACTCCTCGCTTACAACAAGAGAATCATCTACGTAAGACTTAACGTCTTTATTATTTAATTGCTTCTCTAAAAGTTCATAAAACTTTTCACAATACACTTCTCCTGCAATTCTTATCTTTATAGCTTGCCATAGAGTCAAGTTCATTTCTATACTAGATACAGCACCTACTATTTTAATTTTCATCTCTCACTCCTTATATGATCCATAACCCAACCCGCAATCCTTTTTATATAAAACACCAATGTTATTGGCCCAACCATACAAGCACCTATAATCATACTAATCTTTGTAAATTTATACCCACTCTGCATATACACATACTTGTCACGATCCAAGAAAGATGCAGTTAACACGCATAATACACCTAAAAAATACATTACACCTATTATCTTAAGTATTATCATTTCTTCACCTCGAAAGTAATTTCTCTTATACTAATACAGTTCTTTTTTTGTACATGATTCTTTTCACCGTTATAGCTATCAAAAAAGAATACTGTATCCCCTACATGGTCTATAACTTCGCTAAAATGACCTGTTGTTCCATATTCTGTCTGTACTATCCAAAACTTGTTACTATCACTTGAAAACTCTATCCTACCAAATTTATCTTTATCATGCTTTACATGCTTGAAATTAAAACAGTCTTCTAATACATTCCATCTTATATAACCCTCTTGAGTATAACCGCTATTAAAATCTAGTATATTATCTATATCAGAAACTCTTATATTCTCTTCATGTACTTGCCGTATTATATTAGTCATTGCAACTAACAAACACCCTTCATATCTTGCAAACTGGTCTCGTCTCCCCATTACGATTCCAGCTACATCAATATGTGTTTGAGTCCATCTCTCCATATCAACCCCTTTTATTTATTATACTCTTTTTTTCTCCACTTATCAAGCGTAATCTTATTTATCCTCCTCAACTCTTTTTATTTCATCTTGCAAGTAGTTTATAGCTTTTTTAAGATCTTCAATCTCATTGGCCTTTCTTCCTGCTCTCCATATATACTTAATTGCACACCCTTTATTATAGTTAAAATGCCTTGTT